CTTTCTGTATTCCACTAAATGATTGAAATCCAGTTGGTGTCTTTACTTTTATATTGTTGTTTATTTTATACATTTGCCCAACACTCCTTTAATATAATCCAAGAAACTCACATTGTATTGTATAAATCCTCTATCCTCATCTCACTGATAATATCATCTTTCTCAACTTCTACCAATGTATTACCTCCAACGCACTCAAACTCAATCTTAAATTGTTGTTCAGATGTGTTAGCAATAGTCTGTTCTTTCCACTTAGAATCTCTTCCAGGAACCTCAGACCAGTGAACATCTGTGGGGACATATTGATTTCTACCTCTTTCAGCATCATGCCACATTCTATAGAAGTGGTTCATGCCATGAGGCGTAGAAACAATAATTACCTTTGTTGATTTACCAGAAGTAATAGTAGGATATACAGATGCAAAGAATGCATCTGCAATATGGTTTGGAACAAAGGCAAACTCATCTAGGAAGAGAATGTTAAATGACATACCTCTGACAGCACTTGCAGATGTAGAAGCTGCCAATATCTTACTGCCATTCTCTAACTCTAAAGAACCTTTATTCCATGATAGAATGCCCTGTTGCATCCATTTGGGTAAGTTTTCATATGCAATTTGCAATCTACTTAGAAGTTCTCTAGCAGTAGATGCCTTATTTGCTAGGATGCCAATATTAACACTATCATTAAATACAGCATAATGAAGAAGAAATGATACTACAGTAGTAGACTTTCCAGTCTGACGTGGCATCTTGCAGATATTAAATCTATTCTCATGGAAGTTCCTTACTAACTTCTCTTGGAAGTCATACAATTTAAAAGGTTGAAGACCATGGTCCAGAGTCACAATCTGGACATAGTTCTTTGCAAAATATACGGGGTCTTCTTTACACTTAATATATTCTTCAATGTTATCTTGGGTAAACTCAATAGCAGTGTTTGCTTTCTTGAGATTTGGATTTCCCAAATAAATATCAGTATTACTCATAAGTTACTTAGCAGTTCCACGCTCTGAGGGATTTTGACAAACGGTCTTCGCCTGTGTTGTTAGATGGTTTCTGGCGCTTACGCATTCCCTTCATTCTTGCACAGAATGACGCTCTTCTCTTGTTACCAACCTTCTTTGAAGGAGCTTTTAGATCAGAACCAGGATTTTCTTTTTCATAAGACTTACGACCCTTCTCATTTAAACCACCTGAAGAGTTTTTACCAGACTTTTTTGTCCAAGCAGCTCCCTCTTCCAACTTAGTCTCTTCTCCAACATGGACAAGTGTTTCGCCAGGTTGAAAGGGAGTGATTTCATATCTCATAACTCTAGAACCAGGATAGATTCCATCAAGTGCATTTTCAACTTCTTCTCTAGAAGGTCTCTTGATTTCTGGGAAGAAGATCTTCATCATCATATACTTACCTCTCCAGGTAAATCCAACCAAATAAACATTACCATTCTGAGAAGGCATTCTTACTGCTTCTGTTACTTCTTCTTTGTGGTAACCTGTGTTGTCACAATGTCTGCAACCTTCTCCCATACACTTAGGACATTCCTTCTTCTTTTCTTCCTTCTTGTCATCACAACCACACTCCTTCTCTTGTAGTTCTACTTCTTCTTTGACAGATTTCCATCCACCACCTTTTGACTTGTACCACTTGGATGCATATCCATTAGCATAAGCAGAGGGATATACATCAAATTTTGCTCTTGCCTTTGCTTTTGCCTGTGCCCATAATTTTGGATTAGTGGGTTTATTTTCCTCTTCAAAATATTCTAGATCTTCAACTGCAAAGTGTCTATCCAGAACTCTTGCAACAATAGGACTTACTTCTTTCATGGGATTAAATGATTCGTGATTGTCTCCAGATGGGTGCTTATCATAGTCATCAGTATCTTTGAAAGTTCTGACCATTGTTGGTTTAGCACCACCAGATTTCTTTTGCTGACCTTTGTCTTCAGATCTCTTTCTTCTCACAGCAGAGTTGATCTTTGCTTCACCTTTTTTGCCCTGTGCCTTAAGACTTGCAAGTCTTTTAGAAGAGAAACACTTAGGTGTTTTACCTTTGTCTTCCTTTTCATTAGCACATGGAGAACCATCTGATTGTACCCAACCAGGTTTTCCATCTTTAGATTTGGATTTGCCAAACCAATCTCTAAGGTCTTCTTTCATCATCTTCCTTGCCCAATCATCTGGAATCATGCTATGCTTTTCTTTAAATCTATTATGAAGTTCTTTTGTAGAAATCATATGACTTTTTGAAATATCTTTCATCAGTTTGTCAACTGAATCATAGTCAATACTCCTCAGTTTGATCAAACTTTTCTCAAGATCTGATAATGCAGATTTATTTTGCATTAGTATGGGAGTTTTTATTATTTATGTAAATTTATCTGTCAAGTGCTACAGCAAGACCAAGAGACATACTGGGAAGTGGTTGCCAAGAAGAACTATTATAGAATTCCATTCTCTAAGGTCTTCGTTAATCATAGCAAATGAGAGTTTCTTTTACTTATATTATAATCCTATAATAGTTAGGGGATTTGAAAAAACGGTGGCGATACCACTATTACTATCAAATTCAATTCTATTACTTTCATAGTCAATCTTCTTCATGTTGCCTAAATCAACACCATCACTAGCAATCCCTACTGCTCCACTACCTGAGTTAATCTCACTAATAAGTCTAGGCATTAGTTTGCAGTCTCCAATACTGATAAAAGAACTTTAAGTGTGCTATTGGCACCAGCATTTGCTTTCACTGAGTCATTAGTTTGAAGAACTAACTTACCATCAAGAGGAATATAAGCATCATTGACTGGAACTGTCGCTTCTTTAATAATCTCAGTTGTAGTTGCACCTCTTACATGAGACATAGTTACAGTGGTTGATGCTGATGCATAGTTTGTTACATGTGCATATAGAACAATACCTGTATATCCAGTAGGTGCTGTGTATATTGTTTGATCGATTGTTGTCAACTGAATAGTTTCAGTCTTAAATCTATTGAGTGCTAGTTGTGCCATTTAACTAAGTGCTAGAATGAAGGGGGTCATTTCTGAGAACAGACTCTTAGAGAATGCTCTACCACTAACTGTTCCTGTTGCCTGATTGATTTGGAAATCATCACCAATTCTGAAATTACCAGCCTGGTCAGTGCTAGTATATATTACTCTACCACCATTTTTACTCTTTACTTCATTTGCTTGAATAGTTACACCGCCTCTTTTTGGAGTAGCAGATGTTATATTGTTTCCAGAACCAATGTATTCAAAGGTATGAGAACTAGCAATGATTTTACTTTGTTGGAAGAAATAAGCAGTTAATGCTACTCCAACTGTATTGAGTAAATTTTCAGCAAGTGTTAATGTTGTAATTCCAGACACTATGGGTGTAGCACTATTTATTGTGTAGTAAGTATCTGCCATTACTGCTACGGCAGTTGATGTTGTGCCTGAGTCTGGGGCAGAAATAGTAATAGTAGGAGTGCCAGTGTATTGACTACCACTACTAATAATATCAATTTCTGTTACTACTCCGCCTTCAAGAGTAGCAAAGGCAGATGCCACTTCTCCATTTGGACCTGTAGGAGATGTGATGGTTACTGATGGAGTAGAAGTATACCCACTTCCCCCATTAGTGATTGTGATAGACTCTACAGACTTGTAGAGTTGGTCAAAATAAACAACTTGTCCATCATAAGGTCTTGTAGTATTGTCACCTACATTCACAACAATATTATCTTGCCCAACAGCACCAGTTGAAGTTATAATACCGGTAAATTGTTGAGGACTTATTCCATCAGCAACTAAACCAAAAGTACCAAAACTACAATTACTATTTGCAATATCTGCTTGTCCACCTTTATAAACCGTGATTGCTTCATTACAACAAATAGTGAATACTGAAACTAACTGAGCATAACCTTCATTAGTAACCGCAACACCAACACCACCTTGATTATATTGTGTGAATGCATCAACATTCATTGACTTAGTTTTTACTGCCTTGTCACCATCGACTCTAATACCAGTTCCAGTAGTGGTGTCACTAGTACAGTTTTGGATATATGGACCTTTCCACTTACCGCCACCAACATTAGTAGCACCCGCAGTTGGAAATGCAACAGCAGCTGCTGGAGCCAGATGACCTGAGAAGGTCATATTTGCTAACTTACAACCTTTATTAACATGGAACAAATCACTGGTAGTGTTATTTGGTAAGACTTTAACACTTCTTAGGTCATCACCAACAATAGAAACAAAGGCAGGAACTGTAATAGGATTACTTTCAACATAGTTACCAGACAATACTTTGATGACCGATCCAGATTGTGCAACTCCTACAGCACTGGCAATAGTCAATTTTGCATTATCAATAGATGTTCCATTATTAGTATCATTACCGTCTTTGGCAACATAAAAAACATTTGGTGCAGAGTTAATACCAGTGGCACCGGCATTTATTCTTACATTATCACCAATGGTAACTTCTGAATTGGTGATGGTAACAATTCCAGTTGTGATGGTATTATTGTCACCATCAATAGTGACAGATGCAGTACCAATAGTGAGGATACCGGTAATTCTTGCATCACCACGAACTAAAAGGGCAGTTGTTGCTGTCCCAGCGTTGACTTCAATACCACTTCTAAATGTTGAAAGACCAATAGAGTCTACATGTTTGACATCATCATAAGTAATTGTTCCACCAACAGATACATTTCCAGAGAAAAATCCATCAACAGCAGTTATAGATCCAGCAATACTAATATTATTGGGGACATCATTTGTTCTACCTGCACCATAAACAAGAATGGCACCATTTCCTGCAGATTTTTTAAGAACAACGGCAATCTTCTGAACAAGATGTGTTGGGTCAGTAGGTCTTACATTTGTAAGTCCTCCACCAGGAGCAACATACAATTCATCTGCAACATCAAATGCAGATGTATTAACTCCTTCAAGTTCTCCATAAACAATAATTTGACCATTAGTGTTGTTAGCAAGATCTTCACTTACAACACCCTTTGCAGGCATTGTTGTTGAGTTGGATGCTCTTGATTCCTCAACGTCTAATCTGTCCTGTCCACTGTTATATGCAACTTGATATACAGGTGTTCCGATAGTTAATCCATAACCAATGTTTTGGTTTCTAACATCAAGGACAAGTTTTGATGCAGAATCAGCATCTCCACCACCACCTAAAGCAGTGCTAGCAATACCTACCCACTTAGATCCATTATAAATTAAAAGTTTATTAGTTCCTGTTGTCTGATCAAAACTAACATCATCAAGATCTTTGATGAATCCTGCTCCACCACCACCCATTGTTGAGAGTTGAGTGGTGATCCTATTAATGAATAATCTATAATGATTTGATAGATCATCAAGAGTTGCAAACTTCTGATCAAGTGGTGCTAATGGATCAGTTTGTCCACCTGCCTTTTGTTTTTCAGATGGTGGTTCATTAAGAAGATAATTTTCTTGTAATTGATTTTGATCTTTTTTGATTAATGAGGCAATATCTTTAAGTTCTCTGACAGTTGATTTTAAAGAATCAACGTCTTTTGTGATAGTAGATATTTCATTATCATAATATTTTACTTCTGGAAGTAAATTTACTTGCTCTTTAAGTTCATTAAAAAACTTTAAAAGTGTTTCATCTGTCTTAATGCTCTGCTCATTGATAGAAGTAATTTCTTTTTCTAACTTCTGCTTTATTTTATTCTGCTCACTCAGAACTGCTTTCTTTAGTTTTCTATCATCATCTTTAAATTCTCTGTGATATTCCCAAACTTTTAATGACGACTTACTTAGTTCGGAATATATTTTATCTTTAGTTTCTGTTAATCGAGTATTAGTCTGATCAATCTTCTCACTAACATTATCTTTAAGGTTTTTTACATTTATATTTTGTTCAAAATCCTTTACTTGAATGGTCTCATTGAGTTC